ACGCAGTGCTCGCCGGCCACGCGGCCGCCAAAGTTGGTTAGACACCATCGGGACGCTGGGTGTCATGACCTAGCGACCGGGTTCCGCCGCCGCGTGCTTCCTCAGGCGCGACCCGGAACCCGGTTTGCCCGACCAACTGAGGAACAGATCATGCGGAAGAAGAAAACGACAGACCCCAAAACGGCCGTTGACTTGTATGCGCCTTACTTGCCCGGCACGCCGTGCTGCACTGTGAGCCCGCCTGTTGCCGAAATCGTCAAACAAATTGAGCGATTGCCCGTTGACCAGCGGATGGAATTGGCCGTAGCACTGGAATACTTCCTGAACTGTTGGACCGAACAGAAGTACGTTGCGGTGCGCTCACGAATGATGGTGGGCATGGCAAACGCTCACGTCGAGCAACGTACCAAACTCCAAAAGCGAAACAAACCAACGGGAGAAGGCGCACGATTCTTGGAGCAACAGCTTAAGGGAAAGACGCTGGCCAACATTGCAGGGAGCACTGACCCGACCGAAATTGACCGGGTGAAGAAACATATCAAACGCGAGAGAAGGCGACGGGGACTTTCTTAGACCGTCCCTTTTGCCGCTTGTCGCTTCCCATTACCCTTGCAGCAGATTCAAAATCCGTTGCGAGGGTTTTTCATGCTCACTGACCATCCGCTTTTGAGAGAGACGTTGATCTCGCTTGCCCAGGGAGCGCGGAAGATTCCGCCTTACCGAGGCTCGCGCGGTTGCAATCCCAGCACACTTTTTCGCTGGCTGACCCAGGGCGTGAAACTGCCCAATGGCCAGACGCTGAAACTCGAAGGCTTGAGACTTGCCGGCCGTTGGCTCACTTCGGAGCAAGCACTCGACCGATTCCTGTCGGCGCAGCACGCAGCTTGCGCGCCCGACCAGGCAGAACAACCAGCCCCGCCGACCCGCCGCACTCCGAACCAGAGGCAGAAGCACAGCGAACGCGCGGCAAAGCGATTGCAAGAACTGGGAGTGTAAACGACGCGGGCCACGTCGCGGCTAACGACGTGGCCCTCTGTTTCAGACATCAGCGGACAGGGAACAAGCATCATGTTAGACAAGCAAGCGGTCTCCAGCAAGCCCGGCAGAAATGGAAAAACGCTCACGTTGGCCGACCTTGCTGGCGCGAAGAAGCTGCCCGTCGATTTTCTGCGCGGGCTGGGGCTGGAAGACTTGGCTGGCGGCGCGGTCAGTATCCCATATTACGACGTGGCCGGCGAACTCATTGCCACGAAGCGCCGAACCGCGTTGAAGGCCCGCGACGGCAGCTATTGGCCCAAGGGCAAACCGCTAGCGCCCTATGGACTGTGGGATCTCGAAAAAGCCTACCGAGAATCGCTGCTGTTTCTTGTCGAAGGTGAATCGGATACTTGGGCGCTATGGTTTCACGGCTTGCCCGCGCTCGGCATTCCTGGCGCCAATGCGGCGAAATGCCTTCCGCATGAGGCAATCGAAACCATCGAATGTGTGTACGTCCATCGGGAACCGGATCAAGGCGGAGAGCAATTTGTCAGAGGAGTTAGCGCACGTCTTCGCGAACTTGGTTATGCCGGCAAAGCATTCGCGTTCTCATGTCCCGGTGGCGTAAAAGACTTGGCGGACTTGCACGCCCAGAACGCGGAGCAATTCAAACTCACGCTACAAGCCATGATTCGCCAATCTGTGCCGCTTGATTCAGGACCACCACAGTTTGCCCCGGACGATTATCTTGGCGATGACGCGCCCGAGGATGCTGTCCAGCCGGAGAGGAAAAAGAAAGAGAAGCTGCCGGCAACTGCCAGCGATACAACACAGCGCCAAGCAATCGTGCTCAACATGGCCGAGGTGCAACCGGCGCCGGTCGAATGGTTATGGCGAAATTGGATCCCACGCGGGGCTATCACATTGCTCGATGGCGACCCCGGCCTTGGCAAGTCAACGGCTGCTCTCGACATTGCAGCCCGTGTCTCGCGCGGATGGGACATGCCGCCGACCGGGGGAGCTGGAACAAGGGAACCAGGCAACGTCTTGGTTCTCACCGCTGAAGATGATCCGGCCCGAACCGTTCGGCCCAGGCTCGACGCGGTAGAAGCGGACGTGGGGCGAGTATGCTTACTGGCCGCAATTAAGAGCGGTGACGATGAATTCCCCCCCGTGCTCCCGTGGAACATCAAAGAGATGGAGCAAATCATCGCGGAAAGGAAAATCGCTCTGGTCATCGTTGACCCGGTCATGGCCTACTTGGATGAAAAAGTCGATTCGCACAAAGACCAGCACATTCGGCGGGTATTGTTCCAGCTCGCTAAGCTGGCGCAAAACTACAACCTCTCGGTTCTCTGCATTCGGCATCTATCAAAGACGTTTGCCGTACCGGCGCTCTACCGTGGCGGTGGTTCCATCGGCATCATTGGCGCGGCCCGGTCCGCCTTGCTTGTCGGCCGGCATCCCGAAGATCATACCGCGCGCGTTTTGGCGAGCAATAAGAGCAACCTTGGTCCCGCGCCTACTTCGCTTGCTTACCGCCTTGACCCTGCCGGCAACGTTGCGCGAATCGCTTGGCTCGGTGAAGTCGAATACGGGCCGAACGATATTTTGAGCCACACGACCGCAAAGAAACGCGGGCCGAAGCCGGAAGCGCTGGAGAACGCCACGGCATTCCTAAAAGACTCCCTCTCGCAAGGCCCGGTTGAAGCCGAAGAGCTTTTCAAGCATGTAAGGGCAGAGGCGATCAGCAAAACTACTCTGAAACGGGCAAAGAAAGCGCTAGGCATTCTGGTAAAGGAAATCCGCGATGGCGGCGGGAAGGTGACGGGTTGGAGCTGGTCACTACCAGAGGGCCGAGTTAGGGACACAGAAAAACTTGGTCCTCTGGATGAAAGCCTTCAAAATCAAGGGTTTTTTCCAGAGGACCAAGTTTCCGCGAATGGCAAACTTGGTCCTCTTGATGGACCGTACGGGGAGAGACGTTGACCCCTTGGATACGGTTCCTCGTGGGGCAGGTGAACACACACACCGCGACACAGGGATTAGCTGATGCAAAAACGTTTTCGTGCATACCTTCCTCTGCTTCGCCGTTTTTGCAAGGAGCACCCGCGCTGCAGTTTTTGCCGGGCGAAGGCCAAATACCTCAGCGTTTACTGGCCACCCACCGGGCCGCCTGTATTCGCTTTTAGGCTCTGCAATGAATGCCGTAGTGCATTTGCTCCTGGCGATTTTCTCAGGGACGAAAGGGCCACGACATGAATGCAACACCAGCGATTCTGGAAGCTATCGCCAAGATGGAGCGCGAAGGCCGAGTGATCGAGCATCGACCCGCCCAGGTCCGGGCGCTTCCGCTGGTCGATGTCATCGACGAGAAGGACTTCATGGCCGCCGTGATTGCATTCGCCAAGCGGCAAGGATGGTTGTGTTATCACACGTTCAACAGCCGCAAGTCTGAAGCTGGCTTCCCCGACCTCGTGCTCATTCGTGCCGATGTGCTCCTCGTGGTGGAGTTGAAGGTCGGCATTAATCGACCCACCGCACCACAGCAAAGTTGGCTTGAAGCATTCCGGGCAGCCGGAGTGAGGACGTTCCTCTGGTATCCGAAGGACTGGCCGACAATCGTTTCCCTCTTGGAGTAACCAGCAATGGCAAAGAAGAAATCGTCAGGCAAAAAGAAATCGAAGTCAGGAGCGCTCGACTTCCCCTTCGGTGCGCTGGCTCCACGGCCCCGAGGCGGCCGGCGAAAGCCCAAGGGTGGGGGTAGCTGATGCTTGCTCCCGACTTCCACACTATCGGCAAGATTCCATTCGCCGATCTTGTTCGCCATGACCAGCCTAAAGGAGAACCGGCGCTGGAGTCGGGCCACCGCGCCTTCATTGCCCGTACTCACCGGCGCCGGTTCGCTTGCCTGAAAGCGGCCGCCGATGCTCTGGACGTGTTGCCACAGGAAGGGGAGACGCTACACGGCATTATGACCGGGTTGTATGACCTGATGCACATGCTCATTGTGATGTTGGACCGTTTCGGTTCGCCTTGTGTTACCATGCGGATAGCTACGCTGTCTCTTTCGCGCCGCAACGTGCAGGAGATGGTAGCGCTGATCGACACCGGGAAGGTGAAGTGTATCGACCTGTTGACCAGCGATTTTTTCCGCAAGCACGATGACGACATCTTCACGGAACTGGTGCAGGAGTTCCACCAACGAGGGCAGCGGGTCGGGGCAACCCGGTCACATTGCAAGTTGGTTACGATCGCGCTTGAGGATGGCCGGCGATACGCACTACAATCGTCAGCGAATCTCAGAACGAACCGGAACCAGGAGCAGTTCTGCCTGTCACGCTGCCCCGACGTGCATCGGTTCTATGACGAATACATCCGCCGCATGGTGAAGGCCCATGAAGTCAAAGCAATCCGAAGTCCGCAAACGGGTTGAGGAGATCATGAATCTCCGGCTGCTGGGAGCATTGCCGACCGATATACGTCGCCACGCGGAAGAGGCCGGATGGAATGTTTCGGTTCGCCAATTGCAACGGTATACCGCCCAGGCCGATGAACTGCTGGCACAGGCCGTTGAAAAGAACCGCGACAAGTTGATGGCACACCACTTTGCGGCCCGACGTGCTTTGTATGCTCGTGCAATGGCAGTAAGCGACTACGCCACGGCCCGGCAGATTTTGAAGGATGAGGCTGAGCTATTGAACCTGTACCCGGCAAAGAAATTAGAGATGGGCGGCAAAGACGGCGGCCCCGTCGAGCTCAAAATCATCGAGAAGATTGCCGGCAAACCAGACCCAACGCCAATCGGCGAGATCAAGGAAAAGGTAGTCTCAGCCAATGACACCAACAGCACCAGCAATGGAACCAAAGCCGCGGGAAATTGAACTCCACACCGCGCAATACGACTTCATCCACTCCCCGGCACTCTTCCGAGGTTTTGCCGGCGGCATCGGCAGCGGCAAAAGCTGGGCAGGAGCATACGACCTGATCCGCAGAGCCAAGCGCGATCGACTTTATCTCGTTATGGCCCCGACCTACCCTATGCTGTCTGACGCGACGTTCCGCTCATTCACTTCGCTTGCGGAAAACTTGGGGATTGTGAACCAAGGAGAAATTAAGCGCTCCGCTCCGCCGTCGATTCGCCTACGCACCGGCGCCGAGGTTCTCTTCCGAAGTGCCGATGAACCGGACCGGCTGCGCGGCCCGAACCTGTCGGGTGTTTGGATGGACGAGGCGAGCCTGATGCACCTTGACGCGTTCACCGTGGCCATCGGCCGCTTACGTGAAGCCGGCGAGCAGGGTTGGCTCAGCGCAACATTCACGCCAAAAGGTAGGCAACATTGGACGTATGAGACATTCGCCACGGGTCGGCCTGACACCGCTCTCTTCCATTGCCGCACCGCAGACAATCCATTCCTGCCCTCTGGTTTCCATGACACGGTGCGGCAGCAGTACACGAGCGCTCTGGCGGAGCAAGAGCTAGAAGGCGCTTTCGTCGATGCTGCCGGCACGATGTTCAAACGCCATTGGTTTGGCCTCGTCGATGCTATTCCCGCTCTTGCTCACATGGTCAGGGCATGGGACTTGGCGGCCACGCCCAAAGATGAAACGAAGGCCAACGACCCGGATTACACCGCTGGGGTGAAGATGGGCAAGGCCAAAGACGGCACTTACTTCATTGTCGATGTTCGCCGCATTCGTGGCACCCCGAAACAAGTAGAAGCATTGGTGAGGCAAACCGCCGAACAGGACGGCACTGACGTTGCAATTTGGATGGAGCAGGAACCGGGCAGCAGCGGAGTAGCCGTGATCGACCATTACTTGCGGCACATTTTGGCCGGTTTCAATTTCCACGGCGAACGCAGCACGGGGAACAAGGCAGACCGAGCGCAACCGCTGGCGGCCCAGGCCGAAGGCGGCAACGTGAAACTACTACGGGCAACATGGAACAAAGAATTCTTGGATGAGGCCGAGGTCTTCCCGTTTGTCCCACATGATGACCAGATAGACGCAGCATCGCTTGCCCTTGCGAAAGTAGCCCGTCGCCCCGTGCCCGATAACCTTGGAATCTGGCTTTAGCCATTCGGAGCTTGCACCATGACCATCGACCAGTACGCCAGTGATCTTGTTTCGGCTGTTCACCTTTTGGAGCAGCCGGCCCGTTACCTAGCTCAATTCGAGGCCACGGGGCAATCCGAAGAAGGAACCGGCACCGAAGAAGAAGGCGAAAAAGTAAGACGCTGGCTTGAATCTCCCTCGCCGTCACTTTGGCCTGACGTACAATCCCCTTCACCTTCCGTTCGTCTTGCTTGCCGATGGGCAGAGATCCGCCCCACTCCGAACAATTGAAAGGCCGCGTATGCCCCTCACATCCGTTTGCCCGCATTGCGCCGTCTCGTTGCGGCTGCCGGACAACGCCACTGGCCAGACCATTCGTTGCCCGAAGTGCAAACAACAATTCACGGTCGGCGCTCCACAACAGACGGTTACGCCGGAACCGCCACCACCAGCAACTCCGCCGCCACCGGCACAACCCCAATGGGAACCGGCGCCAGAAAGACCGGTTCGCAAGAGGCGCCGTCGCGAAGAATACGACGATGATGATGATGAACCCCGGCGCCGGGAAACGCGAATTTACATCGAGCACGAAAAGCCGCGATCCGACGCGCCCGGAGTAATCAGCTTGATTTTCGGCGTTCTCGGCATGGTGTGCCTGTTCATTGGTTGCTGCATTGGCCCGGTTTATGGCGTCGCCATCGGCTTTAGTATCATCGGTTTGCCGCTCGGCTTTTTGGCCCGTGGTAATCTCCGAGTGGCCGGCATTCTCTTGAATCTCCTTGTGCTTCTACCGGCGATTATTCTGTTGGTTCTCTTTTTGACCATTGGCGGGCTCGCCATGTTGGGCTCACAAACAGCACCCCCCGCTGCGACCTCAACCGAACCCACGGCCACCATGACGGCGCCTGCGAATCCTACAATCCAGACCAAGCAGCGCGACACGAAAAGCAAGGTAGAGGGTATTCGCCCAGATTCCGACAAGAAAAAGGGCGATGATGAAGCCGCCGGCCAGGCCAACAAGAAAGCTGCTGACAAGGCGGCCGACGAAGCAAACGAGCGCGAAATCGCCAAGCGACTGGCAGCCGAGCGCAGGGCCAGAGAAGAGAAAGCAGCCAACGCAAAGAAACAGAAGGACGAACAAGATGCGGCTGGTCTGCTTGATATTGCTAAGACTTTCATCAAGGCCAAGATGTTAGAAAAAGCAGAAGAGCGGCTCAAGAAAATCGTCTCGCAATACCCCGATACTCAAGCTGCCAAAGAAGCGGCAGAATTGCTGAATAAGCTCTATCAATCGTGATTGTCGGCTACGTCATCGACCCGTCGATTGACCGCGTGCTGCAGGAGTCAAGTACCGCAAGAAATCAAGCGAAAGGGCGATCCAATGTTCAAAGTGGCAGGCCGCGCAAGCGCGTTGCTTCT